AGATCAGCAGCCGGTTCCCCTCCCGCCTCACGGCGTGGATGGCCGCGCGGTCGATGACGGTGTCCTCCCCCAGCCTGACCGGGTCCTTCATTTCGTTTCACCCCCTCCCGCGTAGGGCGCGATGCCTTCATCGCGCCGAGGTTTAATTTGAACCTTCCTTCTCAGCCGCTCCCGGGCCTGCGCCTTCCGCGCCGGCTGTATGGCCGGGTTCCAGCCGCAACTCTGGCACTGGGGCGGGATCTTCCCATACATGGCCGGCAGATGGCACTCGACCCCGGCCCGGCAGTAGACGCAGCCGTCTCTCTTCTCGGCTGCCGTCATGCCATCGCCTCCAGCGGGAAGCATTCGTGCTGCCATAGCCCCTCCCGCACCAGGAAGCGCATGCGGCAGAAGCGGTGCTCGGCGTTTATGTACACGCACTCGCCCGTTACCTCGGTGGGGCAGCCGTAGCGGGCGCGCTCCCTCTCGTTCAGATGGGCGAGATAGGCCGACGGTACGAAGCGGCGCTTGTCTCCCAGTTCGATCATCTTCTCCACCTCCTCAAAGCGGCAGGCTTTCCTGCCCGTCGTCCCGCCCCGGCTTTTTCTTGCTCTTGTCATAGGCGGGCCGCGGCCGCTCCGCAAACTGCTCCTGAAAGAGCTGCACCTCGCCCCTGAGCTCCAGCTTGCAGGGGTTCACGGGCTCGCCCTCCTTGTTCTTGGCGATCTTCAAAATGCGCAGGCTCTTCCGGTCGTTCGGATTCTCGGGGTATAAAAGCGCGATGGCGTCGGCGTCCTGCTCGATCTGCCCGGACTCCCTCAGGCTGCTCATGCCCGGCGGCGTCGGCTTGGAGTCTTTCGACGCCTTCTCCGGTCTCGACAGCTGCGCCAGCGCTACAACGAGCACGCCGTGCTCCTGGGCGAGGCGGTGCAGCTGCTGCGAGATCTCCGTGACCTTCTCGTACCGGCTGGAGCCGGACTGGTACACAAGCTGCAGGTAATCCACGAAGATCACCTTGAAGCGCTCGGCCAGGGTCACGGCCTGCATCTCCGCGACGGTCATCCCCGCGGCCTCGACGATGGAAAACGGCAGCGCGTAGAGCGTTTCGATGCCCTTGCTGAGCGCGTTGTAGTCCGGGTCGTGCAGGTCGTTGTGCTTCATGCGCCGAAGCGGCACGCCCGAGGCCGCGGTCAGCAGGCGCTGCGTCAGCTTCCGGGAGCCGGTCTCGAAGCTGAAGTAGCCGACGCGGTGCTGCTCGGCTATCCGCCGCGCGCACTGGAGCGAGAGCAGCGTCTTGCCCGCCGACGGGTACCCGCCGATCACGACGAAGTCGCCGAGTTCTGAGTCCAGGACCTCGGTCAGGTAATCCACGCCCCAGTCGAGGTACTTCACCCGGCCCTTCTTGTACTTCTCCTGCAGCTCCGCCTGATAGCGCATAACCGCGTCCTGGATGCTGATCACGCGCTTGTTCCTCTTCTGGCTCAGGCAGGCGTTCACCGCGGCGACGGCCTTCTCCGCGTCCTCCATCGTCTGGGCGTACTGGAGGCCGAAGGCGGCGTCGCGCAGCCTGTCCAGCGTGACGCACTCGCGCAGCATCCGGCAGTACGGCAGCGGGTCCTCCACGGCGCAGGTTTTCAGCCCCTGGAGGATCTCCGGCCAGCCGTCCTCCACGTCCTCGGTGTCGATCCGGTGCAGCAGCGCTCTCTCCTCCACGGGGCTCCCCGCGTTGAAGAGATCCCGGATCGCTATGTACAGATCCTTCTCGAGTCCTGAGAAGTCCTCTTCCGTCAGCTCGGCCAGCACCGGCCCGACCGTCTTGGGTCTCTGGAGCATGCTGCCGAGCACGGTGGCCTGCAGCGTGCGGTAGTCGCGCCCGCGGCTGTGCTGCTCCGCCGGGCGCAGATAGTCTCTCTCGTCCATGCTTCTCTCCTCTCTCAGCTTTCCGGGTCGGGCGCCCAATAGCCGCCCGCGTCCGGCGTTGGTTCATCCTTGAGCGCAAAGAGCCCGGTCCAGCCGCGCTCCACGCTCTGGTTCAGGATCTCGATGCGCCGCTCGTCGCTGCCGCCGGAGAGGCCGTCGAGCTTCTTCGTCAGCAGCTCCACCGTGCGCAGCGTCCTGATCGGCGCGCGCTTGCGCCGCCTGGTCTCGATGTACCCGCACCAGGCCTCCAACAGCGCGCCGTTCTCCCCCGCCGCGGCCTCCACGGCGCGGCCGGCTTCCGGCGCGTCCTTCAGGAGCTTCTGCAGCTCCGCCTCCGCGTTGGGGGATATAGGGGGTATTATTTTTCTTTTAATAAAGTGCCTTTGGAAAGTTTCTTCCAAAGGCGGGAAAGTTTCTTCCAAAGGCAAAGCTTCCCCGCCCCCGTTTTTCGGACTTAACTCTCCGTTATCACCCGGCGACGCAGCGCCCGGCGCGGCGTCTTCCGGCGGCCTTTGGAACTTTTCTTCCAAAGGCGGCAGCGCGGGATTCAGTCCTGCGTAGATCCGCCGCCCGGTCACGACGCCGTGGTTCCCCCGTTCGGTCTCGATGCGGATATACCCCGCGTCCTCGAGCAGGTGCAGCTGGTCGCGCACGCTGCGCTCGGTGATCTTGAAGGCGCGGGCGAAGTATTCGTTCTCCGCCCAGCAGTAGCCGAGCTCCCGCGCGAGGGCCGAGATCTCCGCGTAGATCAGTTTTGACCCCGCGGAGATCCGGTCGTCGTACCTTACGGGCGCCGGGAGGACGGCCCAGTAACCGGCCCCCGCGTCTTTCCTCTCCTCGCTCATGAGCACATCCGCCGCGCCAGCGTCGGGATCGTAATGCCCTCGCGGCCGATCGAATAGCGCTTCTGGGCCGTGCGCGGATCACATCCGCAGTACCCGGCCACTTCCTTGGCCGTGAGCAGCATCTTTGTCGGGAAGCGCTCGAGCAGCGCCTCAAGGTTGTCGCGGTATTCGGCTTTCTCTCTCGGCATAACAGTCTCTCCTTCCTCTCGCCGATCCTCAGTCTTCGCCCTCGGACTCGCCCTCGACGGCGAGGATCCTCAGCATGTTCCAAACGTAATTGATCAGGTAAAGCATTTCCATTCTCCTCTCTCTCATGGAAACAGTTTTAGTTCAAGCCTTCCCCGCGCACGGGGAAGGTGCCCCGAAGGGGCGGATGAGGTCCCCGCCGAAGGCGGTCGCCCCTCGCTCAGCCTTTCTCGCAGTAATCGATCTGCATGGCGGCGCGGATCAGCGGCCCGAGATCCCGCACGATGGCCTTGAAGCGCGCCTCCTCCTCGGGGGCGACGCGCCCGTCCGCTGCGATCGTCAGCAGCGCGTCGGCGTGGTGCTTCTCCTCAAAGTCCTTCACCGCCGCGAGCAGCTGCACCACCGCCTGGGCCAGCGGCAGCCTCTCCAGCTGAGGCAGCGTCTCCGCCGCCACCGGGCTCTTGCGTCTGAGATGCCAGGTCCCGAGGATCGGCAGCCCCGCAAAATCCGCCATCGCGAGCACGATGTCGTCGCCCGGCAGGACGTCTCCCGCCTCATAGCGCCGCACCGTCTCCGCGCTCACGCCGAGCATCGTCGCCCAGCGCTCCTGTGTGTAGCCCGCCGTCGTGCGGGCGATGTAGTAGATGTTTTCGCTCTTGTCTTTCATGGTGCACCTCCCTGCGCAGGAGCAAACGCCCGGCAAAAATGGCGTAAGAAGGAAAGCCCGGTTGTGTGGAGGATACCGGCCGGGCGCTTGCTCCCGAGTAGGGTGCCGGGCGGCGTGGCTTTGGTGCCGCCCGGCTATGAAATTGTATACGGCCTTTCGACCGCTGGGGCCAGCGGGAGGAGTCGAACCTCGCGGATCATGCCCTATCCGCTCGCGGGACTGGGGATCCCGCTTTGCGCGACCGGCGCGCCGCCGGCGTGTGTCAGTCCTGTTCCTCGCCGAACAGCGCCCCGATCGGGCAGCCGAGCGCCCGCGCGAGAGAGGGCAGAGCCTCGGTCGCGGGGTTGTTCATGCCGCGCTCCCACTGGTTGACGGCTGCCGGCGTGTAGTGCAGCCGGTCGGCCAGCTCCTTCTGCGTGAGCCCCGCGGCCCTGCGCAGCTCCCGGATCTTGAGTTGAAGAATAAGCGTTTCCCTCCTTTCCGCCGTCTTCCGCGGCTCCCTCAGATTGACAGCTCCCTGAATTTCCTGTTATACTCTCCGCGTCCCTCCGGGGCAGAAGGAGGTGGTGCCTCTTGGCCAGCTTTGGCGAGGCGCTCTTTTTGCCCGTGCGTTCCGAACGCAAGCGTGATGCGTAGGGCAAATGGCAGAACCTGAAACTGCCAAAGTGAGCGGCGCGGCAAGAAGCGCAGGTCGCTATGCGCCCGATGCACCGTGCGGCAGCGCGGCTCAATCCTGAGCAGGCTGTGCCACACGGCGGGCCGACCGAAGGCCTTGTGCGGTGAGTACATCGGTGCACTGCGTTTCGGTAAACAAATTCAGGGCAGAAGGCATCCGCGAGCGACCGCGGGTGTCTTCTGTTTTTTGCTGTCAACCTGAGGCGGCCGCGGCAGTCCCGGCCTCTCCCCAAACCACAACTGCCGGTTGTGGTTTTTCTGTTATTCCGCAAGCCTGACTTCCTGTTATTGGCTGCCGAGGCGGGGTAAAATAGATCTCGCCGGTAATAAAATGGGGTTATCCCGCGGCCTCCGTCTCGCCGGAAAACAGCTCCCCGATCGGGCAGCCCAGCGCCTGGGCCAGCCGTGGTAGGTCACGCGTTCGGGGGAGCATGGTCTCTAATTCCCAAGACGATATAGTATTTTGGGCTACACCCATAATGATAGCAAGCTGATGCTGATTCATATGTGCATTAATTCTGATTTCCCTGATACGGAGGACCATTTCGCACCACCTTTCT